TTTGTTTTTATAGCCTCCATTGGGTTAAATTCAATAGCATCAACTTGTTTCAAAGCAGCTGCATGAAAAACTATATCTATTTCTCTAGTCGCATATTTAGTTCTTTCAAAATCTCTAATATCACCAATAAAAAATCTCAATTTATCATAATTTTTGTGATTTTTATATTTAATTTTCATATTATGTTGTTTAAATTCATCTCTAGAATAAATACATAATTTAGTTATATTTGTAAGGGTTAAGAAAAAATCTGTTAAAATATTTCCTAGAGTTCCAGTACCTCCTGTAATTAAAATATTCTTATTATCATAAAAAGAACTATCGTAAATCTCTTTAATAATACTCATTATAATATATTATATTTTTTGTTTTTAATTCATTTAAAAAATATTTTTATATACAATTAATGCAAATAGAAAATTCTAAATTTCTCATTATGGGTGGCCCAAATGTTATTGAAAGTGAAGAACATACTATGAAAATGGCTCAAAAACTTAAAAATATTTTTAAAAAATTTCCTAAATTTCAATATGTTTTTAAAACTAGTTTTGATAAAGCAAATAGAACATCAGTTACCTCTTATCGTGGTCTAGGAATGGAAGAAGGTTTAAGAATTTTACAAAGAGTTAAAGATGAATACAATTTGCCAGTTATTACTGATGTACATGAACCGTGGCAATGTGAACCAGTTGCAAAAGTAGCTGATATTATTCAAATTCCAGCTTTTTTATGTCGTCAAACTGATTTAATTGAAGCTGCCGCAAAGACTAATAAGATTATTCATGTTAAAAAAGGTCAATATTTAAATGCACAATCAATGATTAAAGTTGTAGAAAAGTTCAGAGCATTTGGTCATACTAATAAAATTATTTTATGTGAGAGAGGTACAATGTTTGGTTATAATGATTTAGTAGTAGATAGTAGAAATTTAGTTTGGATGAAAGGTCCAGAGAATTTAGTTTCTATGGATATCACACATTGTTTACAACAACCAGCAATTACTCATGCTGATGGGACAGTAAAAGCAGGTGGTCTAAGAGAATTTATTCCATTAATGGGAAAAATAGCATTGGTATCAGGCGTTGATGCTATATTTATGGAAGTACATGATAATATTGAAGAAGCAAAGTGTGATGGTCCAACGCAATGGCCACTTGATAAATTAGAAGATTTATTAACTATTTTTCTTAAATATATAGAAAATTAATTAAAATAAAATTTTATTATAACTTATATTATAATGAAAGTATATTATTTATTTTCATCAATTACTTTTTTACAGTTTTATATACCATTAGTAATTGAATCGTCTAAAAGAGGACATACGAATATTTTTATTCTTAGAAAAAATTATAAAGAATATGCCAATCCATTAAATGAAAATAATTTTAAAATATTAGAAAAATATCTAAATAAGTACGAAATTAAAATTAAAATTGCAGAACAAATAGATTTATCAAAAATTAAGGGATTAGTATTTTTAATAGATGGTGATATTTATGGACCTCCAAGAAAACAAGGACTAGATGAATCTTTATTATTTAAACTAGACCTAGAAAAAGTAGTTACTATGTCAATGACAGAGCATATGAATTTTTGGACAGTTTATCATCATTTTATTAATCAAGTAAATTATGCATCATTTACAAGTAAATATACTATTAATCAAATGGATAATTTTAATGGTGGTAAAATTGATCTGGGAGGAGTATCAGTGGATACTAATAAAACATATAAATCTGATAAGAATGTATTTTTAGGTAATACTAAATTAGACAATATACCAACTAAAGATGAAATTTATAAAAAATTTAAATTAAATAGTAATGAAAAATATTGTCTACTATTATTTCCAAAAATTAGAGTTAATTTTAATAACAAGGATATGTTAAATATATATTCTCATTTACGAAAATTAGGTTTCAAGATTATAGTTAAAACAAGGCCAAAAGATCCAGCTATTAGTGAGAATTTAAAAGGTGACTATTTTGTTTCTAGTGATATCTATCCAAATGAAAGTTTAGAACTAATGAAAATATCCGATTTATGTATTATTTCAAGTTCATCTGCCAATGAAGAAACAATATACAGTAAGATATCATGTATTGATATTATATCAGATTTAAGAATTTGGGAAAGAAATCAATATTTACTAGATGATATAACCTATATCAGAATTGAAAATAATAAATGGAAGAATATATCATTTAATTCCTTTAGAGAAATCTATGATAAATTAGAGAAAAAAGACTCTTCTTATTTTAATAAAATAATAGAAAATTATTTATTTACTCATTCAAATTCATCAGAAAAAATATTTAACTTCTTAAAAGAAAATCATCCTGACTTATTCAAATAATTTTTAGTATATAATCTCTTGGATAACCTTATTTAAGAGAATAAGTACCATCTTCTGTAAGTGAAAAGTAAAAATGGTCGCATTTTATTAGCGCCCTTTTATGTGATAAACAATACTATAATACTGCCTTTTTTACAAACTAATTTTTTTGATTTATATCTTAATTCTTCAACAAACTTTACTTCTGTTTTATTTTTAAATCGAAGACATAAAATTATAATAGTTATATATATATGGGATTTGGAGATTATATACATTGGACATCAGTTATAAGAGACATGTATAAATATATCAATAAAGGAACAATGGAAGAAAAATTAAATAAAATTAACTATTTTAAGGATAAATTTCTATCAGAAAAATCTAAGTATGGGATTCAAGAATTTAAAAAAGAAGATGATAATGAAGATTTTAAATTTTTTATATATATTACAAATGCTAAATGCCCACTTTTTAAACAGAAAGAAGGTAAACAAATATTTTATAATAATCCTTATGTTATAAAGAGTCCATCAAAATATCCAAATGTAATTATGTTTGTAATTGTATCATCTGATTATTTTATAGTAAGAGAAAAAAGATTTTTAGATCANAAACATGTTGTAGATCAATATTGTGAAAATCTTGGGTTGAAAGAATTCAGCATAGAGGGGGACATACATTTTACAAAAGAGGAAAAAGAAAAAGTAAATAAGTATATACCAGATAATGAATTTGTTTATATAGAACCAGTTAATCATAAACCCGGTAGAAGTTATCCTTTTGAAAAATATCAAGAATTAGTAAATATTTTTAAGGACAAATTAAATTTTATTCAAATTAGTCCTGAAAAGTTTGGAGTTATGGATAATAAAATTTTAGATAATGTAATAAGTCATGTTGGAATATTTACATATCGAGAAACTTTATTATATATGAGTCATTCCAAGTTTTGTATAGTGAATCATGGTGGTTTATCAATTGGGAATGCAGTTACAAAAACTAAAACAATTTGTGTTTATCCAGCACAGTTTAATCCAAGAATGACAACTTTCGATTCGGAAATTGATATTTATGTGGCTAGTGATTCACATCAATCGTGTGGTACTATGGATGGAAATTATGAAGCATTTAAGAAAAGATACCCAAATGGATGTCCAAAATGTTGGGATTTATATTGTAAATTTGATAACAATATTTTGATAGATAAAGTAAATCAATTGATATAAAATTAAGATTTTGAATTAATTTTATTAATAATAAGGGAAGTACTAATATCTGTCTCAAACTTGGATATCATAATTTCTATTTTAGGGAATCTTTCTTTAAGTTTATCTAAATTATAATCACCGCCTTTAAATAATATATTAAAATTGATTTGATCTAATATTGGATCAACATCTTTTGTATCAAATACTACAATTAAATCAATAAAATTTAATTGCATTAATAAGTTTTTTCTATGTTGAAGAGAATTAATTGGTCTTGATTCACCCTTTAGTTTTTTAATAGACTCGTCTGAATTTAATAATACAATGAACAAGTCACAATTTTCCTTCGCAAACTTTAAAGATTCTAAATGTCCAGAATGAAATACATCAAAACATCCAGTAGTTACACCTATTTTTANATCAGGATAACGTTTTAGATAATTAGTAAATACTATTAAATTATTTAAATTTAATTCAGTCGGTGTATCAATTATCTTTAAAATTTCATAAAAATAAATTTTTGATGTACCTATTTTTTTTATAAATAATGAAGCATATAAATTAGCAATTTTACAAATATCATCTATCGGTAGGTTATTTATTAAACCTACTGAAATAATACTATTAATAGTATCTCCTGCACCACATACATCTATAAAATTTATTTTTTTAGTTGGGATAATATTTGTTTCACCATTTCTTTTATAAGTAAATATTCCTTCACTTCCTAATGTGGTAATAATTAGTTCTGGATTAATTAAATCTACTATTTTTTTAGCACATTTTACTAAATCTTTATTATCATTAATGTGAATACCAGATAGTTGTTGTATTTCACTTTTATTTGGCTTGAATACATCACAACCTTTATATTTCATAAGATCATTTCCGTGTGGATCTATTATAATTTTAACATTATTTTCCTTAGCAATTTTAATTACATTAATTAGATCACTACAAAATCCTAACTGATAATCTGGTATAATTAATAAATCAATTTGGTTATTTTTAATACATAATTCTAAATTGTTTTCTATTTCGTCTTTATAGTATTGATAATTAAATTTATCACAATTATCGATTCTGAAATATTGTTGATTATTATGAATGTATCTTTTTTTATTTTGATTAAAATTATCAACATACACCGAAAAATCAATATTTATACTTTCTTTGTTACAAATATCTTCAATTATCTTTCGATTTTTACCAATTACTGTAAATAAAAAGATATCACAATTAAATTCATTTATTATCTTGGCTACATTCCCACTACAACCTAAAAAAGAATATTTCTTTTTTGGTTCCATTACTTGTATAATTGTTTCTGAAGAAAGTCGCGAAGAAGATATTTCTATATATTTATCTAAAACGAAATCTCCAAATATTATTATTTTTTTATTTTCTTTTATTAAATTAATAATTTTGTCTAACATTATTTAAATTATAAAAGATTTTTTATATGTTTTTATTTAAATATAAAATTAAATATTAAGTAATGG